GTGGAGCTACTACCAGGACGGCAGGGCAGCATGAGCCGCTTCGTCCACGCCGCAGTGGTCAAGTGGGGCTGTTGGACGAAGACAGCAGTCCCGCATCCTTGGGAGAAGCACATTTCGGACGTGGCTTGCGGCTATGACGACCGGGCTGAAGACCCTCGATGCTCGGGCTGCCATCGTCAGCGCCCCGAGTCACCGGCGGACCAGAACCTGCGGGGCAAGCGGTGAGCGCGCTTGCCGACGACGTTGCCCGCTGCCATGACGCAGAGTGCCAGGTAAGGCGCTACTGCGCGCGGTGGCTGCACCGCGGGACTGGAGGGCAGCGGGTCGTTCACGCTTACACCCTGCGCCCGGCCTGGCAGGATCGGGATGAGTATTGCGACAACGCGATACCTGCGGACGAGCCGGCGCAAACCGATGACGCGGCAACGGGGGACGTGGAAAAGCCATGAGCGGCTTCCTGTGTGAGTACTGCGGGGCGATGGCCATGGACACCGGCCGCGGCTACATCAGCGGCTGTGAGCATCACAAGCCGGACGTCCCTACGCATGCGCTGACGACAGACGAGTTGCGCTGGTTGATAGACGCACGCAATCGCGGGGCGCTGATTGATAGGCCGGACCTTGACGCCCTGGAGCCTTCGCTCAGGGCTCTCGGGGTACCACTGGACTTGCCTTCATGATCGGCAGCGCCTATTGTTTTGGCATCAACGATTTGCGGAGTTTTTAACCTTGGAGCCCAAAGAAAAGAACAAAGGTGGTCGCCCGAAGGGCGCGTATAGCAGGCGTTCCGCGCATGTGCGGGCGCTTCTGGACCGCGAGTTCGGATGGGAACCGGTGCGGGAGTTGGCGCAGCTGTGCATGGAGTCCGACGACAAGAAGTTCCGGGCGCAGATCGCGAAAGACTTGCTGCCGTACTGCTATCCGAAGCTTGCTTCGACCGAGGTCACGGGCGAGGACGGCGGCGCGCTGACTGTCAGCATCGTCCTGGACCCGCACGATGAATCTGACAGTTAAGGTGAGGCCGCGGCGCATCTTCCTCCCGCTGTTCGAGGAGGGCTGCCCGCGGTTTACCGTGGTCGTTGCTCACCGCCGAGCCGGCAAGACCACGATGGCCGCTCAGCGCCTGATCCGGGATGCCCTGGCCTGCAAGAAGCCGAACGGGCGCTTCGGCTACATCGCCCCACTGCGCCACCAGGCAAAGACAGTGGCCTGGGACCTTATGAAGCGCATGACCCGCGCAGTCCCGGGGCGAAAGGTCAACGAGGCTGAGCTACGCATCGACCTGCCCAACGACTCGCGGATCAACCTGTTTGGTGCCGACAACCCGGACGCGCTGCGAGGTGGCTACCTTGATGGCGTAGTCCTGGACGAAATCGACCAGATGACCCCAACCACCTGGCCGCAGGTTGTCCGCCCGATGCTCGCAGACCGCTTGGGCTGGGCGATCTTCATCGGGACCCCGATGGGGCGGCAACAGCTGTTCGATTTCTACACCCAGGCAAGGGACCTGAACGATTGGGGCGCCTTCCGCTTCCGTGCGAGCGAGACCGGCCTGGTCCCGCCGACAGAGCTTGAGGCGGCTTGCTTGGCCATGGGCCGGGAAGCTTACGAACAGGAGTTCGAGTGTTCCTGGGATGCTGCGGTCAAGGGCGCCTTCTACGCCCGCGAGATTGCGAAGCTCGAAGACAGTCGCCTGATGCCGATCAATATCGATCCGGTGACGCCCGTCATCACCGGCTGGGACCTTGGCACCCGTGACGCTACGGCGATCTGGGTCATGCAGCGGTATATGGGCAACGCCTTCGCGTTGGTTGACTACTATGAAAACGCGGGCTACGGGGTAGACCACTACGCCGGATGGTTGCGGGAGTGTGGATATATCACCGGGGAACACTGGGCTCCGCACGACATATCGAACACGGATTGGTCGTCAGCCGGTGGCCTAAACCGCAAGGAGGTGGCCTTGCAGCACGGGGTGCGCTTCGAGCGCGCGCCCAGGGCGAAGAACGCACAGGAAGTGATGGAAGGGATCAACGCTGTGCGGCTGCTGATCCCGCGCATGTACTTTCACGACGACAACGACGAGCGGGGGCAGCGCGTGAGGCGCGGTCGCCTGGCGTTGTCTCTATATCGGCAGGCGTACAACGAGCGCCTGTCGGCACTTCAAGCCAACCCGGTGCACGACTGGACATCGCACGCCGCGGATGCCATGAGGACTTTGGTTTATGCCGTTCGAGCACGAGACACCAGCAATGTCGAGCCAAACACCGGAAGGCCCAGAGGGCACGGACTTTCTGACCGACGACGCGCTGCTATCAGCCGTTCGCAACGAGGTAGAGAAGGCGTCCGCAGACTCTGAGCAGCAAGCGGACTACCGGGCCAAGGCCGAGGCATATTATGAGGCCGAGCTTCCAGGGCTCCCGGCGCGCGACCTTGTAGACAACGAGGACAACGCCGCCGACCTGTCGGAGTACGTGAGCCAGGACGTTGGCGACGCGGTGGATTCCGTGCTCTCGGAGGTCATGCCGGCCTTCACCGGCGAGGCGCCCGTTGAGTTCGTGGCGCTCTCGCCTGAGGATGAGCAGCAGGCGGCGCTGGAAACCGATGCCGTCAACCACGTGGCGAAGCGCAACGGCATGTATCTCGCGACGCACGAAGCCTGCCGTGACGCGCTGCTGTTCCGGGTCGGCTGCATCAAGGTCCACTGGGACCAGCGCCTGGAGGTGTCCTACCAGACGCACAGCGGCGTGCCGCTCGACTATGTGCCGCAGATGGTCCAGGCAGGGCCTGGCGAGCGGGTGGACATCATCGAGGGCGAGATTGACGAGGTTTCGGGCATCGCGTCCGGCACGATCCGCCGCACGCGCCAGGTGTCGCGGCCCAGCATCGAGGCTGTGCCGCTTGCAGAGCTTCTGGTTTCGGCGGGCTCCAAGGTCTCTCACATCGAAGAAGCACGCTTCGTCGCCCATCGGCGCACCATGACGCGCTCAGAGCTGGTCGAGCTGGGTGCCACCAAGGAGCTGGCCGACAACCTGAGCCCGCATTCTGCGTCGGACGAAGGCATCGAGTCCGAGCACAAGAGCACGGATGAAATCATGGTATGCGAGAGCTACTATCGTATCGACGTTGACGGTGACGGCATCGCCGAGCGCCGGCGCGTTATCACGGCGGGTGGCGATGACGGCACGGACGATTTGATCATGCAGGAGCCCTGGGACGATCTTCCCTTCTGCATCGGGACCGGCTACCTGGGCTTTCACGAATGGCGCGGCAAGAGCCTGTTCGACAAGCTCTCGGGCATCCAGGACCAGAAGACCGAGCTGATGCGCGACTTCCGCAACCTGGTCCGGCGCGCGTCCCGCCAGCGGCTAAAGGTCCGGCGCAACAGCCCAGCGATGGACAGCCTCATGGCGTCGGTGCTCGGGGGCATCATCGAGATGGACGACGTGAACGACGTGCAGCCGATGCAGGAGGTCGTTGCACCGCCAATGATGATGGAGTACCTGGGCATGCTGAACACGTCCCGGCGGGAGTCCGGCGGCGGGGCAATCGATCATGCGGCCCAGGCGATGCAGGTTGCAGGCGACACCGCCCACGGCATCGAGCGCGTCATGTCGGTGACCGAAGCGCGTAACGCGATGATCGCGCGCAACCTTGCCGAGACCCTGCTGATGCCGCTCTATCGCAAGCTGCACAAGCTGATGCGCCAGTACATGACCGACCCGCTGTTGCTCCCGGGCAGCAGCGGGTGGCGCGCTGCCGAGCCCGCGCAGTGGTCCCCGCGTGAGCACCTGACCGTGGCCATGGGTATGTCCGTCGGCGAGCGTGGCAGGCGTTCTGCTGCGCTACAGGGCGTCATCGGCATGCAGGCGCAGGACGACCAAGCAGGCGCTACCGACATCCTCAACAGCGAAGCCGCCAAGTACCAGGCACGCGTGGACTTCGCGCGCATGGCTGGGCTGCCGAACCCGCAACAGTACTTCCGCGACCCGTCGAGCCCCGAGGCGCAGCAGGTGAAGCAGGGTCGGGCGCAGCAGGCTGAGCAGCAGGCGCAGCAGCAGCAGCAGATGGCCATGCAGCAAATGGAGTTCCAGTACAAACTCATGACCGACATCGAGCGGGTGAAGGCCGAAGCCAACTTGGCCAAGCAGCAGCTGGTCGAGGAAGGCAAGAAGATGCAAGCCATGCTCAGCCAGGCTGAGAAGATGTTCGGCCACCGGGTTGACCTTGCAAAGACCGAGGTCGAGCTGGATCAGGCTGAGGCGCAGCGCGAGGTGAACGCCTTGCAGGAGGGTCGGCAGTGAGCCGGATCGACCCGGCGCTGGTCGCCCTTGAGCGGACCGAGCAGCGCATCATGGGGCGTTTCGAGCGGGATTTGCACAATTCGCAACCCGGTGACGTTTCTGGGCTACAATTGAGGCTGATTCGCTACCAAGTAGCGAGACAGGTTTTTGGCGACATCCGGCGAGAGCTGGAAGGAAAGAATTGATGCCTGCACCGAACGTGCTGGAACAGTTGGCGGAAGTCTGGGATGACCCGTCGCGCGAGAGCGAAGAGCCCGGGGAAGCCCCGGAAGAAGAGTCGGAGGGTCAGCCGGAGGGCGAGCCCGAAGAAGAAACCCGCGAGAGCGAGGACCAGGAGCCGGAGGGCGAGGGCGACGAGCCCGATGCAGAGCCCGAAGGAAAGGACGCGTATACCGTCGCCGAGATCGCGGAAGCGCTCGGGTGGGACGTGGCCGACCTGTACAACCACATGGTCCTGCCTGTGGATGACGGGGAGCCAATCCCGCTTGGGAAGCTGAAGGATGCCAGGCACGAGATCGCGACCACGAAGGAAGAGCTGGAACGAGGACGGCAGGAGCTTGAGCAGCAACGCCAGGAGCAGCAGCAGCAGCTTCAGCAGTGGCTACAGCAGCAGAACCAGGTAAGCGAAGAGCGCGCGAAGGCGCAGCAGCAGTTGAGCGCGCTTGAGGTGCGCTACAACGACCTGCGCAGTCAGGAGCAGAAGGCCCTACAGAGCAACGACACGGCGGCATTGGCGCGCATCAACTCCGAGGTGCGCAACGTGCTCGCCGAGTACGGGCATCACAAGGGCCAGCTTGCGCAGCTGGAGCAGCACGAGAACGTGCAGCGCCAGCAGTTCATCGAGCAGGACCGGTGGCAGCATTACCAGAAGTTGCTGGAAGTCGTGCCCGAGTGGCGCGACGAGGCCAAGGCCCGGGAAGAGAACGAGCGAATCAACAGCATGCTGGTTGAGAAGATCGGGTTCTCCCCGCAGGAGCTGGGCGGCATCTATGACTATCGCGCGCGTGTTCTCGCCCGTTGGGCGTTGCGCGGGATGGAAGCCGCCGAGCGTGAGCAGGCAGGACGCAAGGCGCTGAAGGCTGCACCGAAGAAGCTGATCAAGCCTGGGGGCGGAAAGGCCCCGGACACCCGTTCCGCGAAACTGAAGTCTGTCGTTGCGAAGGCGCAGGGCCGTGAAGCCACCTGGCGAGACCGGCGCCGCGCGCTCGATGCGATGATGGGCGCTGATGACTCACTTCCGCGAGGACGTAACCGATGAGCACGACCAATACCGACGCCTATGACCTGAAGTCCGTGGACTGGGAGGGCGTTCTTCACGAAGACGTGATGGAGAAGCTGGCCCGGATCAGCCCGAAGGAATGCCCGTACATGGAGAGCGTGGACCGGCTGAGCAGCGGCAACCCCTACAAGAGCTGGGTCAAGGAGTCCCTGGCATCGCCGGACCAGACGAACGCCCTGGTGGATGGCGACGACGCCCCGAGCCCCCGCGTGAGTGACGAGGCCCGCGTCGGCAACCACCACCAGATCAGCGGCAAGACCATTTCGGTCTCGAAGCGCGCCCGCAACGTCAACGCCATCGGCTACGCCAATCGCCTGGCGCACGAGACGATGCTGGGCCAGATGGAGCTGAAGCGCGACATGGAGGCCATCTTGCTGAGCAACCAGGCGTCGGTCGAAGGCACGGATACCGTAGCGGGCAAGCTCGCAGGCTGCGGCGCCATGTTCGAGACCAACATCCAGAACGGTACCGCGGGCGGCTTCAGCGCGGGCATCTACTCTGCGCCGACGCCCGGTGCGGCCACTGCGCTGACCGAGGTCATGCTCCTGGACGCCGCAGAGATGGCCTACACCGAGGGCGGCAACCCGAACGTCATCATGTCGATTCCGAAGATGATCAGGCGCCTGAGCGCGTTCCTCATGGATGGTGCCAGGGGCGCAACCATCATGCGGACCGGTGGCGACGTGAAGGAGAACCGCTACGGCAAGATGGGCATCGATCAGGTGAATTCGGTCTCTACATTCACGTCGGACTTCGACACGTTCAGCCTGGTGCCCAACCGCCAACAGCAGATGTACGACAACGGCGGCACCGACTGCGTGAACGTCTACCTGTTCGACCCGGACTACTGGGCGGTGAGCTACATCTACGGCGTCGAGGCGGACGAGCTGGCCGTCAACGGCCTGGCCGCTACCCGCATGCTGTCGGTGGACTACACGAACGTCAGCCTTCAGGAAAAGGCGTCCGCGGTCATCATGGGCGTCAATCCCGCCCTGGCCATGACGGCAAACTGATGCCCTGGGTCATGAAAGAAGTTGCTCCCGGTAAGTTCCGGGAGTGCTTCATTCGCGAGGAGGTGGAAAATGCGGACGACGTTCGAGGTCCCGGGCGGAAGGCATACGGTGGAGTTCGCGGACGGCAAGGTCAGGGCAAAGGTCGAGGTCGAGGACAAGGCCCTGATTCGCGAAAACCAGCACCTGGCGGAACGCAGGAAGGCCCCGGACCTGAGCCCACTGGGGCAGAAGGGACTGAAGGCGAGCTGGGCGTTCCAGATTCCGACGGCGGTTCACGGCATCCTGAGAGACCGGCATCCAGACATCTTCGCGGGACTCCGAGACCGCGACTTGGTGACGCGTGAGCTGGCGGCGCAGAAGCTCGCCAATCTCTACCCGCAGTACGTGACCCACAAGCCCCGTGGGTTCCTGTTCACGGGGCGCTGAGATGCCGGTACGCTGCAACAAGGCGGGATGCCGCTACGGCGCCAGGGGCAAGCTCTACAGGGGCAAGGGCGCCAAGCAGAAGGCGGCACGCCAGGGCCGCGCCATCGAGGCCAGCCGGAGGCGAAGATGAGAGTATTCCTGGAACGCCGTCAAAGGAACAAGTGGACTCGTGCAAACCACAACGTCTGGGCGCGTGTCGCGGCAAGGAATTCGCGAGTCCGGGTTGTCAACAATGTTGTCAACGGAGCTGACAATGTAGTCAACGGGGCCGATAACGTCTCGCACACGACATGGGAGCGTAACTAATGGCCGATGTTGAGCTTTCGTCACTAGGCGCCGTTATCGAAGGGGCCATTGATGCCGAGCTTGGGACAACCAACTGGAAGTCCGGCACCAATCTGAGCGCAACCGCGTCAGCATTGGCCCTGACAGTAGAGTCAAGTACCGGCACAGATGTGACCCTGCCCGCGGCGACGGCAGGTGCGGCGGGAGTCTTCCCGGCCGCCGACAAGGCTGCGCACGACATGATTGTTGCGGCAATCACCGGCGCAAACAGCTACACCCCAACCAACTATGCCCTAGACCTAGGCCAGTCCGACACCTTTTCGCGTAACTACGGCGGAATCGATGCGGAGCTGGGCCTGAGGCTGGAAGCCGCAGACATCGCGGCTGGCGCTATCACGCCCGCGACGGGCGCGCTCGACCTGACCGGCACGACGGGGCAGGTTTTGACGCTGGACGCGAGCGGCAACATTGCTGCGGCAGATGCGCCAGGCACTGACCTTTCTATCCCGCTTCACACGGCATCTGGCCTGACGATCGCATCATCGACCGGGGCGAATATCGATCTTCTCCCAACGGAGGGTTATGCCGGTCAGGCTGGGCTCCTGAGCGCAGGACTTTTCGCGGTAATTGATGAGGCCCGAGGCTATGCCCCGACCCACTATAGCAAGGGGTTTGCCGGGGATACCATGGTCTATGACCTTGGGCAGCTGTTCGAGGGTATCGACCAAGCCATCGGGCTGTCTTTGGCGTCATCTGACATCACAAGCGGCCTGATCACCCCTGGATCGGGGAACCTGAACCTCACGGGCACCGATGGGCAGGTTCTGACCATTGATGCCAGTGGGAACATGGGGTTTGCTGATGCGCCAGCAGGCTCAAGCACGACCTTTGACGGTGGCACGTACACAAACATCATTTTCGGGACAAACATCGTCCTGGCCGATAACGGCGACGGCACGGCAACGGCCAACGTATCCGCCGGCACGGCAACGCTTGGCGACGGCGACTATGGCGACGTAACCGTTTCCGGTGGCGGCACGGTTCTCACTGTTGATGCCGTTGCAGAGGCGGTTGTGACGGCACATGAGGCTGCGCTGACCATCGCCAATACCCAAGTCACAGGGCTTGGAACGGCGGCTACCACGGACAGTTCAGCCTATGCTACGGCTGCCCAGGGTGCGCTTGCGGACACCGCGCTTCAGGAAGGGGATGTTACCGGTGTCAGCTTTGTGGCCTTCCCGGCGTCCGGAAGCGCCGCAGGCTCAGTTGGCCAGTTCTCCTACAACGACACGACAAAACAGATGGCCGTCTGCGTGGCTCCGGACACGTGGAGGTTCTTCTATACTGCGGGTGAGCCGTCATGATCAGGATTGCGCTTTTCGCGGCCGGCATGTGGTCAGTGGTTGCGTCGGCAGCCATTACTGGCCTTATCGATTCCGACACCGATACATTCATCCCGGATGCTGATGCACGATATGTGCAGCCAGCAGACATTGCGGCCGGTGCAATCACCCCTGCGACCGGGAACCTGGACCTGTCCGGAACAAGCGGGCAGCTCCTGGTCGTCGATGGCGTTGGGAACGTCGTGCCCGCGACTGTTGAGGATGCAGCGTACACGCGCATCTTGAATCCAACGGCAGGCACAATCCAATCGTGGTGGCGCAACCCCACGAGCTGGACTGCCGCAGTCGTCGAGGTTTGGTGTGAATCAGACCAGACCGTAAACCTTGACGTACAGGTGGATGACGGTACTCCCGCTGACATCATCGGCTCTGACATCGCATGCGCGCCTGGCGGCGTGTCTCAGACGGTTCTGGGCGGCGACACGTTGATTGAGACAGACGAGACGCTGGATATCGTGATCACGTCCGTTGCTTCGGCGCCGGCCTGGGTGGCTCTGCAAGTGAGAGTGGAGTACCAGTAATGCGCTGGGTACTCCTGCTCACGGCGCTGTTGCTCGCCCCGCTGCCTGCCTTTGGGTGGGTTTTTGGCAACGATGGCGGTGGCACCTGGCAGTACCGTATCGAGGTCACGGTACCCGCGGCCAACGTCGATGCGAATCTGACAAATTTTCCCGTCTACGTTGACGCGTCGGACCTACCCGCGGATTTCCACACGAACATCAAGTCGGACGCCTGCGATGTGCGCTGGGCGACTTCCGACGGCGTTACAGAGACAGCCGGCTACCCGCTGACCTACGACGCGGGGACCGACACTGGTGAGTTCTACTTTCTTGCGCCGTCGTTGAGTTCGTCCGTAGACAACACGTTCTATGTCTACTATGGCAACCCGTCGGCGACCTGCTACCTGACAACGGACACTTACGGGCAGGAAGCTGTGTGGCCAGACTTTGAGTTTGTGTCGCATAGCGGCAGTTGGGGAAACATCCTAGGCGCCAACGGCACGGCTATTTCCATTAATGGTATTCCATCTCCGTTACCAACGGCAGGGGACTCGACTGGTATTGCCGGCACTGCTACTGGATACAATGTTGGCGGCAATGGCGGCCAAGGCTTCGAGATTACTGACCCGGCTGTTCACCT